CGGCGGAACATACGGATTCAGGAGAACGTCTTCCTGCGCATTGCTCACACCGTAATTGGCGCGTGACTGAAACATTGATGGGTGCTGGTTCTGTTGTTGTTGTTGTTGTTGTTGTTGTTGTTGTTGCTCCTGATGGGACATTTGGTGGTGCATTTGGGGGTTCTCCTGAAAAGGACCCTTCATGAAAAAATACATGACAATGCCGGTAAACACAATTGCTAAAAATGTGAACGATATGTTCTCAATGCAGAACACGCCGGGTGGACAACGTCTCGCAGTTGCAACCATGATGAAATGATTTAAATTGTATTGTTTGATATAATTTAAATATATTAAAATGTTTGCTCCTTAGGCTGATGCGCCGGATGGCATGGTGGGTCCGCCACTGCCGTTCATCCCGATTTTGCCAAGCAGTCCGTCAATGCCCTTCATGTTGAACTTGTCCAGAAATCTCTCGGCCGTTTCAAGAAATGGCTGCATGGTCTTCATGTTGTCCATGAGGATCTTTTGCTGCTGCATGACCTGCTCGGTTTGCGCGCTCATGCCGCCAATGTTCTGCAAATTGTCGTGCGCCTTCTCCACATTTCTGGCTTCTTGAGCATTTGAACTAGGAAACGGGGCATTATCATCATCTTCATTGTCATCGGCAGTGTTGTTAAACTTGGCTGGGGCGAGCTTTCCGTTCATTGCCTCTTTGACTTTGGATGATGGCTTGGTGGGCGTGGGACTAGGGGTGCCGGATGGATTGGTTGAAGGAGTGGGTGATGGCGATGTAGTTGTTGAAGGGGTGGGTGATGGCGATGTAGTTGTTGAAGGGGCCGCGTCCTTGTTCTGCAAGCCTTCCTTTGAATTTGCCATCTTGAAATAAGTCACCTTTGAAACCATGAGGAAGTTGGTTGCTAATATGGAAATTAAAAACACGTATACCATATTCTTGGTGAAAAATGTGCTTAAATACGCGACAATTGCGAAAAACACAACCGCCTCAAAATTGCCCATCATCAAGTATCCCATCACATTCACAACTGCAATGATGAGCATGATATACAGCACGTTCTTGTCGGTGGACAGATTGGTGGCGCTTGATTCAGCGGATTTGATCCCGCTCATGAATGACCGAGAGATGCTTCGTAAATTGGAATTCATGTTTTGTTGAAATATGTTATATGCACATATAATTATTTTTTCCATTTACATAAATGCAAATGTAATAAAGATTTGCATTTTATTCATGTATCCACGTAACACCGAAACACGCACTCATACCCCTACATTGTCATTTCGCACTCATAACCCCCAATGAATCAATTAGGTATATGCGAATTATACAATTCATTTTTGCACGGCCCCTGCGAACCACGCGTTGCAGGACATTTTTTATTTATGTGGGACATTCCATTGTCCGAGTTTTGTGACAGCAGCTATGTTGAATGGATTTCGTGTTATCCGTTTCCAACCCGCCGATATTCGGGGAACGTGCGCGCGTATTGGGACATTGTTAGTCGCCCAAACCTGTATCCGATGGTTGAAATTGTGCAGACGGTGATGATGGAACCCGGAGGCGAATGCGTGGCGATCATAAAAACGTTTTGGATTCGGCTGGTGCAGCGCCGTTGGAAGCGCATTTTCGCGGAACGGCGACGAAGGTTGGCGCTGTTGCTTAAACCCTACGGTCTGCTGAAAAGAGAATGTGGATTAAAATGAACCAAATGAACACATGCAATTCCGGGGTTATTCATCAACCTGAGACTGTCTTAAAAATTCAATCACATCGCTCAAATCGGTTTCGGAATCGGTTTCGGAATCGGAATCGGATGAGGAAGATGTATCATTGCCATTGGCATCGCGAGATTCGTCCGATTCTTCATGTTCTTCATGTTCTTCATCATCTGAATCGGAAGATGAAGAACATGAAGAACATGAAGAATCGGAATCATCGTCGGTCCATTTCATTTCTTCTAAACTCTTGGTTCGGTTGTGAATTTCTCTCATTTCGGATTGTATGTGTTTCAAATCATGCTTTAGTTCATGCTGGTCATGCGCGCACTCGTCGCAGTGCTCGGATAGCATCACGAATTGCTCGGCTTCTTCCTTTTTCTGTTGTAATATCTCTCGGCACGCTTCTCTGTATTTGCGAAAAATGGGAATGAGCAAACGGTTGCTGTGCATGGCCTTGTGAATGCGTGCCGCATTGTGGAACAATTCGTGAATCACCTGCTCCCGTTTTTCCATGATTTCAATCGCGTGCAGGTCGTCCTTGGCAATTTGTAAACCGTCGCATGCTAACCCGTGCGGTGACTGCGTGAACATTGTTGGACTCATTGGTGCAATGAAGACAGCCACTCTGGTTTTTATGTGTTATATAAAATATTGAATATAAATATATTAAGCACAACGCAACAATCTAACACACATCACACGCATTAATTAATCCATCAATCAATAAAAACATGACGACAACCCCTGCGGATACCCTTGTGGAAGACGTTTTATTGCGAAAGGAAGTCAAGGAAGGCAAGGAAGGCAAGGAAGGCAAGGAAGGCAAAGAAGTCAAGGACTTGTTGCTGACCGAAAGCCACGACCGCTACGTGCTGTTCCCTATCAAGGACAATGAAATTTGGAACATGTATAAAAAGCAGGTGGACTGCTTTTGGCGCGCGGAAGAGATTGACCTCTCGCACGACGCCGCGCACTGGAACCATTCGCTCAATGACGACGAGCGCTACTTCATTTCCATGATTCTGGCGTTCTTTGCGGCCAGCGACGGCATCGTGTTGGAGAATTTGGCGACGCGGTTCATGACGGACGTGCAGCTGGCCGAAGCCCGCGCCTTTTACGGGTTTCAAATCGCCATGGAAAACATCCATTCGCAGGTGTACAGCATGCTGATTGACAGCTACATCAAGGACGAAGCCCGGCGGCACCAGCTGTTCCACGCCATGGACCAGTTTGAGTGCATCAAGAAAAAGGCGGAGTGGGCGCAGCGCTGGATTCACGACAAGCGCAGCTCGTTCCAAACCCGCCTCATAGCGTTTGCCTGCGTGGAGGGCATCTTTTTTTCGGGCGCGTTCTGCTCCATTTTCTGGCTGAAGAAGCGCGGCCTGCTGCCCGGGCTCACCTTTAGCAACGAGCTCATTTCGCGCGACGAGGCGCTGCACACGGAGTTCGCGGTGCTGCTTTACAACAAACTGAGCAAGCGCACGCAGAAGGCGCGCGTGGCGGAAATCGTGCGTGAGGCGGTAGCCATTGAGAGCGAATTTATTTGTGAGGCACTGCCGTGCCGCCTCATCGGCATGAACGCTAAGCTGATGACGCAGTACATTGAATACGTGGCAGACCGGCTCATGGTGCAGCTCGGATACGACAAGCTTTACGGCTCCACGAACCCGTTTGATTTCATGGAGATGATCAGCCTGCCGTCGGTTTGCAACTTCTTTGAAAAGAAGGTGAGCGAATACGCACTGGCCGAGAAAACCAAAACGGACGACATTTTTGACATGAATGCGGCGTTTTAATTCTGTTGTTTTGTGTGGTGATTGTGGGGCGCATCAATGAAACGACGACACCGCCGATGATGCCGCGTCCATGATGCGATTCTGCATGAGAACGATGACCGTGAATAGCACAAACAATCCGGCCGTTTTCATGGTGAAGTTGCGTTCATAAATGATGCACGCCCCCCATGTCAAAAATGCCAACCAGTAAACCAGTTTAACATAATATTCTATTCCATTTATCATTTTGACATCCTGCTCAGCGTAGTACGTTTTGCGTTCCAATAAATTCAGTTTATTTATTTCATCGTCGGTTTGTTGTTCAATTGCATTCAATTGGTGAATCGCATTGTCGTTGCTGGTTTGCAATGTTGCGTTGGTTTGCGCGTGCTGCGAACCCGTGTCAATTTTTTTAGTCATGTCATTGAACCAATCATCAAATTGTTGCACCAGTTTAGCCTTTTCGTCCTCGCCATTCTTTTCATACCGAGCCATAAAATCTTGGTTGGCCGCAGCGGATCCTTTGGATGCGATCAGATAGTTTTTGTGCGCAGTCTCCACCGTTTGTGGAGCATTTTTTTCGGTGATCACGGCTGCATTGTACTGATTACGTGCATCGGTTATTAGCTGTTGTTTGTAGCAGTCGGTGCCCTTTGCGCACATCATGTTTGCGTTGTTGATCATTTGAGTTATTTGATTTAGGGTCTGCATTTGCTGATGCTGCAAGTCTTGCGAGGATCCGGAAATGGATGATGCAGTTGCGGATAAATCGGTCATCACTGTTGTCTAAGTTGCTACTCACTGCTTGATTGGACAATTGTATTATATTTATCAAATAAAAAAATATAATGCATTGAATGTTTTTTGTGTGTGTGTGTGTGTGTGTGTGTGTGGTGCATAGGCATTTTATATCATACGTTTGTGCCACATTTTTTCATTCCCCCACTTCTTGCGCATCGTCCTGGTCCTCGTCGTAAATGATGGCCACGTTGCGCCACATGCCGTTCGTGTATTTGCCAAACTTCTTGTCCATGAATTCATACAGCTCAGCACCCTTGGGCACATCCCGTCCATGCCCCCGCACATACCACTGTTTGAACGTTTCATACAATTCGGTCTTCTTAATGCCGCGGCCGCCTTGCTGCATCTTAATCTTGTCGCGCGCAAATTCGGACAAATAGTCCTGTCCGAGGCGGTATTTTTGGCTGCTGGCCGTCACCATGCTGCACGGTTTTACCAAGCCATTCGTCTTGAACACGTGCTCCACCAGCATGGACATGAACGTGGGCGCCCAGCGCTTCAGCTTCTCGTCCAGCATGCGGTCAATCTTGAACTGATACGGGTTGTCCACGTCGCCCTCGGGGTTCGGTTCGTCGCAGAACTTGGACATGAAATCCACCTTCTGAATGCGGCGCCACGTGCCGTCGTCGTTGCTCTTGATTTCAAACATGGTGTTCGTGCACACGACCAACTTGAACTGCGGCACAAAGGTGACCATGTCCTTGTAGAGCGCGCGCCCCTGCAGCGGGTCGCCTGCCGACACCTCCTTCAACACGCCCTCGTTGATTTGGTCTCCCTTGGAGGGCTCCTGCATCACGGCGTAACGGATGCCCATGAGCTGCGCAATTTCAGACGACGTGCCGCCAATGCCGTTTCGCTTGTTCGTGATGAGCGTGATGGGGACGGTGGCCTTGTATTCGCCGAAACAGCGCGACATCAGTTCGGTCAGTTTGGATTTGCCGTTGCTGCCCGCACCCACGTAAATCTGAAACGTTTGCTCGCGATTGATGCCGATCAAGCACGACGCCAGGTGGTCCCACATGTAGCTGCGCAACTCCTCCAGTGGAAACAGCTGCGCCATGAAGTCGTTGATTTCGGCAATCGTGTTAGCGTGCTTGGCGCGGTCCAGCGGCACGTAGTCAATGTTTGTGCACTTGCTGATGTTGTCATCCGGCTGACCACGACGGAAGCGCTTTTCTGAGAAATCCACGACGCCATTGCTGAAGCACATGAGGTATGCGTTGGTGTCCAGCGTGTCCACGAAGTTCTTGTCGTAAAACAGCTCACGGGCCTCCTTCATGATGTTGTTCTTGAACGTGGTGGTTTTCAAGCGCATGCAAATCTCCGTGTATTTCTCGGCGCGCATGCTCTTGTCCTTCCACTCGTCACTGCCGGGGTCCTCCTGGTTCATGAGCGCCGTATTTTCAATCTGTTTGCTGTGATACATGGTGTAAATGTCCTTGGATATCATGAGCCGCAGCGCATTGCCTGAATCGCACTCCTCCCATCGCTGTCCGTTGAACGAAAACCAGGCATTGTTCTTGATGCTCACGCAAACGAACTTGTCCTTGGCATAATTGAACGCCACATGCGCCAAATCCACGTCGGTCGCTTCCTTGGTCTTCATGGTCTCTTCCATGTAATACTCGTTCGTCTTGCGGCGGATGTCATCGTAAGCTTCGCGCGCATCGGTCTTAGCCCAAAACATGATGGACCGCTTGGTCAGGCAACGGCCGTCTGCCGGCGTGTTCATGCCAAACTGCTGCCACTTGTCATAGAACTCAATAATCATGCTGTAAGCAAACTTGGTGGATTTGGCACTGAACGCCATCCACGTGAGGAACAAGTGCGGACTCGTGTTGCGCAGAGCCCAACCCACACGGATCCATTTTGGTTCGGAATCATAGTATGCTGCCGGCAAACACATGGTGTATTCGTGCGTCTCACGCAGCTCATATGCCCTCTGTTCAATGGACGAATACATTTGTTCAATGGCTGCATTCAACTTTGCCTCATCCGTGATGTCCGACAGTTGAATGATTTCCACGTGCGGAGGCTGGAACACGATTTTCTTTTCACCGCCCGAACCATCATCCGCGCCACCGGCCGCGGCGCCACCACCAGCACCAGCGCTAGCACCAGTTGCCGCCTTCACGCGCCGCTGTTTTGGACCAGCAATGGTTTGTTTCATGGCGGCGTGCTCATCCTTGACCGCTTCTGCGATTTCAAACCCAGCGTGATACGCATACTGCGCAGTGATCAGCTGGAAATTCACGCGCACGTCAAAGAGGGAGACGGTTTTTTCATGAAAGCCCAGTGCGCACTCCTCATCCAGATTCATGACATACCAGTGTTTCAACACGTAGGCTTGGTGTCCAGGCTTGCGCGAACCATACAGCTGCCAATTCGTGGTTCCGCGCACGATGCCTTCGTCCAACACATCCTCCCACGAGTTGGTAAGGGGTAAATCACCCCAAATGGTCGGCATTTGAGTCAACAACCGCTTGCGCAACATCATTTGCAACGCGCGATCCATTTTCATGCAGATGAGAATGTGAATGCCGTCTTTGGTGGTGTCCTCCAGCAAATTCACGTCGGGTTTTTCAAACACGAAAATGGGGAGCAGGGTGCCGGGCGTGAGCACCACCAAGTCCGACAACTGGTCAATGATCATTTCCACCAAATTGGAAATGTGCTCCTTTGTGTGCTGCCGCGTCTCAACCGACGGGGCGTAGCGTTCATCAATGTCAATCAACCCTGGCCCATTGTCTCCCAGTTGCCGCTCGGTTAGATATTCTTGTCGCCCTTGCATGAACACGTGATCCGTGTATTTTCTGTAAAACTCACCAATGTCTTCCGATGGCACGGTGTAAGTGCCTCCCGATATTCCCAATTTTTCACTTCCAATTCGCGTGTGCGTGTGTTGCTCGCCCTTTTTTGAATACCTCTGTTTGATAAACGTGTCAAACGCCGTCGCCTGTTTTGATTTGGTTGCCATTGAGTTGGGTGGGGGGTGATTGTTGTGATTATTTGGAACTCGGGTTCGGATGGTTTGTTGATATAATCCAACAACATTTTTTTATTTCAATTTTTCGCTTAATGTTGTAAAAAATTGAATCCATCAAAACACGCACTTTTCATTTTATTAAAAAATGTTTTATTAAAAAACAGACATAAAACATATGCAATATGCATGATATGCACATATAACGAACGCGCGCAAAATGCAACCGCTGCCCAGTTCCCCACCAGTCTTTATTGCCAAAGAGACAATGATGCGGCTATTGAAAGACGTGCGCGAAATGATGACGGCGCAAGTGTCGGGCGTGCACTACATGCACAGTGAAACCGACATGTTGTGCGGGTACGCGATGATTGTTGGACCCGAGGATTCATTGTATGACGGCGGATACTACTTTTACAAGTTCAAATTTCCGCCGGATTATCCGCACTCCCCGCCGCTGGTGGAGTTTTTGACGAACGACGGCGAGACGCGCATGCACCCCAACATGTACAAAACCCGAAAAATGTGCCTCAGCATTTTAAACAGCTGGCGCGGCGACCAATGGACCGGGTGCCAAACCATCAAGTCCGTGCTGTTGACCATCATGTCGCTGCTGGACAGCAAGCCGCTGCTGAACGAGCCCGGCATAACTGAACACAATCCCGATTTTGCCACGTATCACCGAATCATTCAGTTCAAAAATTACGAATTCAGCATGCTGCACTTGTTGAAATCGCCGCACGTGTTCAACCGCGTGATTGCGGACATTGAATTCCACGAGCAGTTTTATGACCACATGTGCGCCGCATTTCGGGCATCACATTTGCGGTATTCGGCTGCCATAGATGCCCTTGCGTTGAAGCACCCCCACTCCGAAACGTTGCGAACCACGCAAGTGTATAACATGACCACCGTGGTCAATTATCCCGCGGTTAAATTCGCGTTTCAAGCGGCTGTGAAACGTCTGGTGGTGGCGAACGAATAGAAGCGGGCTGATAGCATGCCAGCCGAACTTTACCCACTCGCACCACGGCACAATGCAAATGGTGCACGACAGTGTGAGCACATTGCGCACTGACTGGTCTTTCCTGAAAGCGTTTGGTTTCCAGGGTTTTCAGGGTTTTCCAGGGTTTAGGGTGTTTATAATGCCTTTAGTTTTTTTTCTAATCAATATTGTATAACCACCATAAAATGTCTAATGCCGTCGAATTCCTTCCTCGGGATTATGATCCTGAATTCATGAAAGCGATAATTAGCGCGACAAAAGATCCTTCCGATAAAATACTGTTGAAAAACCCTAACCTGTCTTGGGAAGAATACTGGAATATAAGAAAAAGAAATGGTATTGGGGGGCGCAAAGGCCACAAGAAGAGCCACAAGAAGAGCCACAAGAAGAGCCACAAGAAGAGCCACAAGAAGAGCCACAAGAAGAGCCACAAAGGCCGTAAACATTAACTGGCAAATGAATCAAAATGTCAACCCCCAAAATGCAGTGTGGGATCACATTTGATGAAATGTGGTTGCATTGAACTATCACATTTAACCAAAAAATTGAATTAAACAATATCGCATTATTTTATAGTAACGACCAGCCATCAGGAGACAATGCATTTTTGCACAGACTGCGGCAACATGTACTACATCCGGCTCACGGATACCAATGGAATCGTGTATTACTGCCGCAATTGCGGACACGAAAATGACACCATAACAATTGACAGCGTGTTTG